ATTCTGCTCTATGCTTAGAAAAGGTAATTCCAGATAATTGGGAGGGAAGCCCATCATCTCCGCAGCAAACCGGGGATTGAGATGGGAAGTTTTCCCAGCATGATGAGCAATTAAATGATTTAATTGTGAATTCCTGGTTTTCCCGTCGTTGCGGTCTTTGGGCGTCCCTGCCTTCCAGTAACTCTTTATCGGTGTTGGTAACAATCCGCTCTTTGCCATATCGTTTAAGTTCATCGTCCACCCTTGTACCTGTTTCCTTTTCATCCTCCCGTCTGTCAAGGATGAACCGTTCCTGAAATCTCGTGCTTGTGGTGTCGGCAGTAACTTCAAATTCATAAATTCCGTTTTCCCCTTGTTGCATACCTTCAGGCCTTGCGTTTGAACAGTTGGCAATAAACCAGATTCTGTCCCTTCTATGCGGCGCACCGACGGCACAAGCTGGTATAATAATCGGCTGGACGGAATAACCGATACTTTCGAGGTCGTTGCAGATTCTGTCAACAATAAATTGCTGACGCATTTCCGTCTCCAGGTAACTTTCTCCTTCGAGATCCGTGTAACTTTCCACTTTAATTTCATCACCGGGGAGTACCATGCTTGTGATTCCAGCAACGTTTTCACCAATAAACCAATTGGGTCGGATTTCGTCAACTCCCCTAAGCACTTCCGGCCAGAGGTAGCGGTCATCTTCCGCTCCTTTTCTTGATCCGGCACAAGAAAAAGGCTGACAGGGGAATCCTGCTGTAAGAATATCGATTTTTCCCCGCCATTCTGAGAAATCTGTTCCGAATATGTTTTCATAATGTTTTATATGAGGATAATAATATTTAAGTACTTGATGGCAGAATGGATCTATTTCACAAGAAAATGCATTCCGCCATCCCATCCACATAGCCGCTAATTCACATGCTCCTATGCCAGTACAAAAAGAAGCATGTACATATTCTTTTTGTATCATTATAGTTTATCTATTTCGTTTCGTTGGCACTCGATAAAGTACCGGTACTTGTTAACCGTCTCCATGAGTTTAATGTTTGACTTTTCCAATTCCTGATTTCGGGCTTTGAGTTTTTCGCATTCGTCAAATTTTGCATCATAGGACCTGGAAAGCATGTCGAACTGATGGATACTTACAACTTTATCGGATTCTTGCTTTTTGTCTTGGTATTGGAGTTGTTTTTCTACTTCTTCAGCAATACCGGAGTAGTCTCCTAATAAGGATGTGATAATTAGTGCTATCATAGTTTTCAATTTTATGAATGCGATTTCCGACTTTCCGATTCCACAGTCCATTAAATGTTGTTCGTCAATCGGCTTTTCTCCGATGATTTCACAAGCATCCTCATATGTCTTTACTGTATCTCGAAAGTTTTTCAGAAATGTTGCCTTCCCGAAGTTCGATTCAAGGATTTCTTTTAAGTTTGCAGATGCTTCCAAGTAGAGTTTCTTTGCTTGCTCTTCCGTTATTTTTAATGTCTTTTCCATGTTTTTCTTTTAAAGAATGAGTAAATATTCACGATATAGTTCTTTGAATTGTTCTGTGGCGTATTTGGCTAATTCTATATTCTTAAAGCAAAGCCGAGAGCCGGTGTGCATGCGCGTACTCGCGAAGTCTGTAGTGCCGTAACGAAAACCGGAGGAACGCTGGTCTTCTCCTTTTTCGACGTAAAACCGGTTGTAATACTTCCATTCATCCCAATTTGACCAATCGGGCTCCCAACCTTCATTCAATGCTCTGATGATAATTGTCAGTTTGTAGAATGCGATGATTGATTTCCTATCTTTCTCCGGAAGCATATATACAACCGGCAAGTCATTAGGATTTAGTCCGAGGTGCTTGCAAGCATCCTCGAAGGATTTGACTTTATCTGTGATTTTTTCCATGATATTATAGTTTTAGTGTTATTGTTGTGGTTTTAAATTGTCCGGTATGCGTTCTTTGTCGTCCGGTATGTAGGGGATCACTTCTACAAACTTCGTATCTTCGATTTTTACTATCTCATAGGGTATTACAAATGTTGACAGTGATTTTTCGAGGTTATCCAATGCCCGGTTGATGTTTGCTGCGGCAACTAGATAATGAATTGAGGATTCCTTCTCTTTACCGAAGTTATCGCTATCGGTTATTTTAACTGTTGCTTTGTAGAGTCGGTCATCGTTTTCGTCATTTGATTCAATGTATTCTGTTATTTTTGACCGTTTCAGGGATTGAATGAGGTAATCCCCCTGAACTATTTCGGATAACTGCCTGCAACTCCTTTCTTCTGTTTCCGAAAAGCTCATTGCATCTATGAGGTATAATTCAGTCACTTTCTTTGCTTTGCCATTCTCATTTACTTTTTCGTATTTTACTGTGGATTCAAAATAGGTTGCTGTCATAATTCAATTATATTATGTTTATTCAATAATTTATTCACACTTAGTTAATTTCCCATTAATTAGCTTATACCAAGTATTGGACTTGACTTTTTTACCGTCAACTTTAAAAGATTTAACACACTTTATTGGATATGTATTCCCATCCCATTCTCCCCGTTCAGTAAGTACGATCCAGCATCCAAGTGATCCTTTTGCCTTGCAGTCATATCCAGTAACGATAGCAATTGATTCAAATCCTTCAACGCTTGCTGCCGATCGGTAACCCGTGTTGGTTGCTGCCGATCGGTTACCCGTGTTGGTTGCTGCCGATTCGTCACCTGTGTTGGTTGCTGCCGATTGGTTACCCGTGTTGGTTGCTGCCGATTGGTAACCCGTGTTGGTTGCTGCCGATCGGTTACCTGTGTTGGTTGCTGCCGATCGGTCACCTGTGTTGGTTGCTGCCGATTGGTAACCCGTGTTGGTTGCTGCCGATTCGTCACCTGTGTTGGTTGCTGCCGATTGGTTACCTGTGTTGGTTGCTTTACTCTCTTCCCAATTTACTTTATCAAGAATAAATTTAATGCCTGCATCAATTAGTCCTTTTAATCCGATTTCAAATCCGATTTTTATTTTGGAAACAGAAACTTTACTGTCATCATTGTCTTTATCATATTTTCCGCTGCCATGGACTTCACAATACCGACTATCATTAGGAGGATAATAACTAAATACGTCAAAAGGATTTTCACAGAAATGAAATCCATTATTACAACATTTTATTTCTCCTCCTTGCTCATATTCTTTATCTACTTCATACAGAAATCCTCTACACTTTAATTCTTTATCAAATCCTTTGTATCCTTTTATTACTACATTTTCTTCTTCCATTTTATTTTAGTTTTTCAATTAATGTGATTCACCTTGATTTAATACCTTGTAAAGTCCTTCAAATCCTACAACTTCTTTCCATATTTCATCCACCATAATTAATCAATATTAGTTTCATGGATTAAAATTTTAAAGGTATCTAATTCGATACCTTTATTTAAGATTAAAACGGGAGATCGTCGTCTGCCTGTGAGGGGAAATTATTTGTCCCGGATTGTCTTTCTGTTTGCTGGTTCTGCTTTTCTCCGGAAGAACAGAACACGAGTTTGTCAGCCCATATAGTCGTGTCCGGGATGGCTTCACCTGTGTTTTTACTGACATAAGCAGAAAAGTAGGGATTGCCACGTACCCAAACCTTTTTCCCTTTTGTAAGGTATGCGGTCAACTTACCTTCGCTGTCGTATTTCATTACCCGGAGCCATGTTGTCTTGTCTTTCCCGTCTGATATTTTTTCTGTTACACAGATTGAAAATGAGGCGTATGCCTTGCCGCCTATTGTTTTCTGATCGGCATCCTTGCCGATGTTACCTATAGCTTGTAGTTCTATCATTTTAATATAGTTCTATAAAAATTTCATTTAAAAACCGATAGTATTAGCTTATCAATAGTTCACTTGATATTTATGTTCTTTATTAATAAGTCAAACTCTGATTCCCGTTCGATGGCTTCGTTGGTTCCGCCAGTTATAATGTTAGATACTTCGCGCTTGTCTTGGATTAGTTTGTATATATCTTCGTCGATAGTGTTTTTACCGAGAAAATAGATACAGTTTACGGTAGACTTGGCTCCAATCCGGTGACAGCGGTCTTCTGCTTGATCTGTATCGGCCGCTGTCCATGGCAACTCAACAAATGCGACATTAGAGGATGCTGTGAGTGTCAATCCTACGCCGGCGG